CAAGCCCATTGGATAGCGTGCCGCCTGCGGTTTGTCCGTCACTGCGTCATTTGTAATTCTTGGTGTGTATTACTTTTTCACGATAGGCTCCGATACTCTATGTAAATGGGTGTTTCCCAACGCTGCCCCTCTTCGCGACCGCTGCGAATGGTGGTGCCAACGATTGTGACCTTTGTCCCGTTGGCTTCCAGAATTTGCGCCCGCGTGAAATAATCAGAAATTGCACCGGCCTGCTTGCGGGTGACAATGTCGTAACCGTCCAGCGTAGAAACCAAGTTAACAATCAAAAAGCCTTGGCGCGTGTAAACTTGATCCGACAAGCCCAGCGGCACGTCATCGTTTCGCAAGTGCTGTATGGTCAGGTGTTCGCCTGCGGGCTTGTCCCCGCCCTTGCGTGGCCATATCGCCGTGTAACCAAGCCCGGCAATCATAACCTCGGCCTGCACATTTAGCGCCTGCGTGATATTGCTATCAATGTCACTCATTGCCTGCGAATCTCCAAACCAATTTGCTTAACAACCGCCGAAAACTCTTGAACAGTTAGCGTAACCATGCCTTGTGGGGCTTGCCGGGAAAATCCGCCAACAGTTTTTGGCCCTTCGCCATAACCGCCCTCTTCAAGCCTGCGGATGTACGGCAGATTGTTGGCAAGATAAATTGTGTCACCCGCCTTAAAACCTGCGCTTTTTGCCGTTGCTTGGGATACTGTGGCTTTGCCGCTTTTGTCGTCAATTTCGACCGTACCAGCCGCAGGCGTTCCGATGGAAACTTGCCAATTTGAACGCGCCCGCCCGGTGTCAACCGGCGTTTTGTAAATTATGCGCGCGAATAGCTCCAAAGCAACTTTGCGGACAATCTGGTCCATCTTGTCAGCCGTCTTGCGCTGAAACTTGTTTATGTCGTCCTCAAATCTACCCACTTAAATTTATCCTCTGCACACCATGTCATAAAGCGCGGTCTGCCCACCCGATGCCACGCGGCCAAGAATTTTGATTGTCAGTGTGCCACGGTCGCAAATTACTTTGTCGTTAAGCGTGACCTCGATTGATGCAGGCTCTACAATTACTTGGAAGTCACCGGCTCGGATGTTGGTGCCGTCTATGCGCCGCTCGGCAATCTCAAAGACCGCCATGCGCACAGACACCGGCGCAGGTGTAACGCCCGCAGTGCCGCCTGTTGGGTCTGAAGGCCCGCCGCCAGATGCCTGTGGCGTCGGTTGCTGAATGGTCCCTGTCTGGATTGCGTCAGGCTGTTTAGCTGCCAGCTTGGCAAACGCCGCTGTGACGTGGCTTGCAATGGTAGCCATTAGCCGCGCCTCATGCTGACCATGCCGGGACCGCCCCGGATGTACCCAAGCAGCAAGCCATCAACTGCAACAATGCGGGGCTTGCCAGTCGGCAATGTCTCGCTGTCAATTGTGATTGGACCGACCTTGATGCTTTCGCTTGTGCTGCTGTTTACAATCGTTGCAAACGGCTCGATGCCGCCCTGCAAAATGTATGCCACTTCAAACTGCGCATAAATAATCTTTTGGGGAATTGAGTCAGGGTTTACCGGCCAGTCGTTTACAAGGTCATTAACCAAACGCGGCCATGCTAGTTGCTGAAACTGGTATTGCTGCGAGCCGATAAACATATACTTGCGATCAAGAAATTTTGCCGCCTTGCGCAAGTTTATTTCGTTCGACGCTTCTGTCGCTTCTAAAGTAAAGCCCTGATCAATTGCATAGGAATCATAACCCGCAAGCGTGCCGTAGCTGTCAGCGGTCACGCCGCCGATGGTGGTATCAAGTGCCATTGCAGCGCCCCTTGTTTGTCAGAATAACCTTTATGAAGGGGCGAACCGAAGCCCGCCCCTCTGTAAAAATTAGCCTTGCAGCGTGGCGACAAAATCGCCTTTCCAGACCTTCGCACCGTAGAAAGTGGTGATGTCCAGCATCGACTTGCCGTAGCCTTTGTACATCGCCATCTCATAGACCAGACCAGAGAACGGGTCTTGCACGGTCAGGCGATCGGCAGCCATGTCGCCGCCTTGTGGCATGGCAGGCGGACGCACAACAAGCTCAGCCGCAGCGCGGTGAAACGCGAAGTTGCCGACGTAGCTGCTGCCGACTGTGATTGCGTTGTTGTCTGCAATTGCAACGCGGATGCCGGGGCCTTGAATCGTCAAGTTTCCAGCCGCGCCGACGAAGCCAGTGGCAACGACATACTTGTTTGCAGAGTCAGCTGCAAAAGTAATAACATCGCCAGCTTTGTAGCCGGTCGCACCTGCGGTCACGGTATCAACCGCAATAGTGGTATCGCCAACTGCCAACGCGCCGTTGGTTAGACCATTTGTGGCTGTGCCTTTGACGTGCGACACGATGCCGTTGCTTTCCTTCAGCATCAGGCCCTGCAAGTTCAGCAATTCGCCGCGACGTAGCAGGTCTTCACCGCCAGCCTCGTTTACCTTCTGCAGCTGGGCCAGGTTGCGCAGCTTGGTGCCGGCGGCTGTGTTGATCGCCAGAGTCGCTTGGCCGTCCAGCGGCATTCCGTTGTCCACAAGAATCTGGCGCGCCTCGGCAATCACGTCAAAGTTAGTGCCAAATGGAGTCGTGCCAGCGGTGCCAACTGCGCGGGATGCACCCTGATAGAGTGTTAGCGCAGCGTAGTTTTCAATCTTGTTAGTAATGCCGCGCATTGCCTGCGCGATCTGGTCGCCGTAGATGGTCTCGTACCCTGCGCCGTTGTTCAGTTTCAAGATGTCTTCGCCGGTGTACGGGATCTTGACGTTGGCCACCTTGTCGATTGTTGCGGTCTTGTTATCAATGGTCTGGTCGTCGCCTTCTGGAATGGTCATCGACGGGGTGTAAGATTCGTTGACCAGCGAAGCCCGCGTAAACGCAGACCGCACAACGCCGCCGAACGCAACGCGCTCAGTGCCAGCGTTTACGGTCATGGAGGGAATCACGCCGACCAGTTCGCGACCGACGATGTCGGCGGCCTTGTAGATGTCTGCTGCGAGGTTGTCAAAAACGTTTGCCATGTTCAGTTAGTCCTTTTGTGGGGGTCAGCCTTGAATGCCGCCGCCTGATTTTGAGTGATTAGCACGCTCGCTTTGCGACATTGCGTCGAACTGCGCTCGCGTTACCGTTGGCTTGTCAGGCGTCCCGCCATTCGCTGTCGGTAGCTTCCCGCCCCCGCCTTTGCCTGCGGCCAAGACAAAATCAGAATTGTCATCGTCCGCCGCAAGTTCCTTAGCCAAGTCGGCCAAGGTCGCACCATGATCGGCACCGCTGCCAATCATGGGCTTTCCGTCCGAGGTCATGATCTTTGCAGAACCGTCCTCGTGAAACTGTATGCGGTCCATGTTGAATTGAGCCATTTTGTCAATCACGCTAGGCTTAAACCCGGCTTTCGCGAGTTCTGCTTTTAGGTCAGACGACGCGCCGCGTTGCATCATCTTGCTGATCCGGTCATTTGCGCCGGTCAGCTTGCCTTCGTAGTCAGCCGCCATTGCGTCCAGCTTAGCTTGCGCGTCATCCGCGCCCTTGCCGCTGCCCTTGGCCTTTTCGGTCAGGTCCGCAATCTTGGCGTCCATATCCGCAGGCGTGCCATATTTGGCCCATGCCGCTGCATTGCCGCGCTCTTTGGATAGGGCGGTTTTGAGGCCGGTCACGTCCTCTGGGGCGGCAAGCGCGCCAAGATCAAGGTGGCCGTCTGCCACATGCGTTTGAAGCCACGCCGGAAGCGTGGTTGCGTCGGTGATTTCGATTTTCATTGGTTCAGCTTCCCGCTGTTAAGGTTCGCATCCCGCGAACGTAAAAAAACCCAGCAAAAGCAGGGTTTAAGGTCGTGTGGTTTGGTGGTGGGTTATCTAAAAGTCGTGAATCATGTCATTTGTTGCCTCTTGCCATATATCGTTTTGTGACCTGAAGATTTGATCTCCTAGAAGTTTTTCTTCAGGATAAGCCCAAAACAATATGCTTTTGTTGTCATGTGCTATTCTAAGTTTTACAAATTCATCAGTCATCTGATATATAGGATGTGAAAATGCAAGCTTAAACTCGTCGAAAAAGCACTTCTTTGATGAACAGCTTATAAACGATTCAAATCTACAATTAAGAGACTTAGATATTTCAAGCGAAAACGTAGTCCATTTTTTCTCAATGTATGAAGCTGCAAGCAATCTGCCTGCCCTTTTTGCTATCCCATATTCAAATTCGTACTTACGTTCGCCCCAGGCACGGCCCAACAT